TGTCCTATCTATTAGGACCCCCAACATTGGGGTTCAGACACAAAGCCACTTGGCTCTGAGTTAGGATATAATAAAAATTTGTGGGATTGTCAAGTTTCTTTGCTAATATCTTCGATGCATTGTACTTTAAATGTAAAGTATTTATTCATCTCAAACTTCATAAATTGACGGCCAAAATCTTCACAAGACTCTAATGTTTCAAACTTATCTTGTAATACCATTTGATTACCTGTGTACACCCAAGTGTCACCGTTAAATCCCCACAGGCTAACAACAAGTAGGAATACCTTCACTTCTTCTTAATTTCGCCCCACGAAGGGCCTATTTCACCATCAACTTTTAAAGGCACTTTTAATTCTACCGTATTTTCCATAATATCCATTATCTTATCTGCTTGTTCTTTAGAATCAATAGAAAAGTTTAGTTCATCATGTACTTGTATATGTGAAATTTCCCCCTCTTTATACAAATCTACCATGGCTTTTTTAATCATATCAGCCGAAGATCCTTGTATTAGTCTATTTAATGCTTTGTATGTCCACGCTCTTTTTAAGTCTTTTCCATACTTTTTCTCTGCTTCCCATAATGGTAATGCTTTATGCACACCAAAAGCCCGTGGCTCCCATGTTTCAAAACGACAACGGCGACCAAGTAATGTGCAAATGAATCCAACATCTTCTGCTCTACGCATAGCTTGTTCCGTTAATTGTTTTACGAAAGGCACGTTAGCGTGAAAATTTGAAAACAACTCTTCTGTTTCGTATTGATCTAAACCAAGTTCACTACCTAATTTACCTTTACCCATACCATACATCATGCCAAGATTAATTGTCTTGGCTGTTCTACGGTCTATGCCCGCCATATCGGCGACAGCTTGATGGAAGTCTGGATCTTCTGTTTTGTAAGATTCGATAACTTCGTCGGCGCCCTTCAAGCCGCCACCGGTAAGCGAGGCGAAGTGGACAAGAACTCTCGGTTCCTGTTGGCTATAGTCAAATGACCCCCACTTGCAACCTTCGTCTGGGACGAAGATTGATCTGATCAGTGGTCCAAGATCCTTGTTCCGTGCTGGAACTTGCTGTAGATTTGGATTACTGTAACTGAATCTGCCTGTAGTCGTACCTGCAAGACCTTTCTCGCTACGCATCTGATGAATATGTGCATGTATACGACCATCTGTTGAGTGTCTTAAAATTGTGTCAATGAAAGTAGACCTAGCTTTATTTATTTCTCTCGCGTTGACAATCATCTTTGCTATCGGATGTTTGTGAGATAGTAAAAAATTTTTATCAAACTTTGGTTGCTTCGTTACTCCCGTCTTACCATACGGTATATTAAATTTATCAAAAGCTAGTGCCACGCTAGCGGCAGACCAGACTTCTACTTTCAATCCTGTTTCTTTTTTAATATCAAGTAATACTTGTTCTTCTTTTTTCTTTAATTGTTTCTTTAACTTCTCTGCTTTTTCTAAATCAACACGAACACCCTTCCATGTCATGTCCATCAAACATGGAAACAAATCTGTTTCCAAATTAAATATGTTTGTTAACTCTTGCCTAATTATTTCTGGTTTAAATATTTGCCACAACTTTAATGTTAAATCAGCATCTTGTTCCGCGTATGGACCAACATGCATAGCTGGTAATTTATACATTTCAGATTTCTCATCAACACCCCATGCCCGTGCCGCTTCTATTAAACCAGCTTCAGACTTCGTTTGTTGTAGATATTCTCGTGCTAAAATATTTAGTGTGTATGCAACTCTTGTTTCATTTATAAGAATAGATGCCGTCAACGTATCTATTATACGTCCATTTACTTTCATGCCCCATCTTCTTAACCAACCTACATCATAACTTGCATTGTGAAATATTTTATCACAAGGTAAATCTAATATCTTTTGAAATTGTCTTTTAAATAATCTTTCATCAAAATTACCGCCACCATTTTCATGTTTTAAGGGGAAGTAAGCTTTCCAACCTTCAACGGCTATTGCCACGCCCAAGACATGACCCTCTCCTCGCACCCAGCCCGGTCCAAGTTCTTTAAGACTTGGATCGTAAGTCTCTAAGTCTATAGCTATTTCTTTAGCGTCAGATAAATCTGGAACTACTTCTGGTGGCACCCACTCAGAAGCAGGTTCAAAAAGTGGCATCTGTATCGGACTCATCTTCTCTTTCGTATATTTCTCCAGCTATGGCGGCGTACCCAGCCATGTCTACATAACAATCTTCTGTCTTTCTATGTTTAAGTCTTGCTACTTTTACAAGCAACATGCATATAGCAACGTCGTGTGCTGATATTTTTTTACCAATATAAGAACTCCAAAGGTCTGCTATGTTTTGATGGTTTTGATATTTATCACCGTAATCATGCTGTCTTTGACCTGTTACAATTTTAGTGGCGGTGTCTAAATATTCTCTAGTCGTTCTGTACTTTTTCTTTGGCATTGTCTCTCATGTAAATTAAATCTGTTTGTAGTAGTTGTAAGTCAAGTAAAAGTATTTTTAATTCTTGGTCAACCTTCTCACGGTTAAGTTTAGGAAGTTGTGCTCTAGTTTTCTTTACTTGTTTCAACGTAACGTCTAACTGCTTGAGAGCAGTATGTATATCAAACGGCATTAAAACACCTCCGAAAATTCTTTACTTGTTTGCGCGCGAACTAAATGTAATTTATTTCTAGCCCGTGTCATCCCTACATAAAATACTCTTCTTTCTTCATCTTTATCATTCCAATATTTCATATCAGCCTTTCTTGGTAAGTCAGTAAATAACATAACATTGTCTGCTTCGCCACCTTTAGATCCGTGTATCGTTGATAATTCAATGCGAGGTTCTGCTTTGATATTTTCACCGCGACGTAACATTTCTCTAATTATTTCTACGTTAGTAGATGATATGTTAACTAATGATTTAAACCACGGTTGATCCTTGCCTACTTTTAATCCGTGATCCTTGCTTAGTTTTTCATGTGAATACATTGCATCTTTGCTTGCACCTTTCATAGCTTTGTGTTCTTTATCAACACCAACACCTGTTTGAATATACGTATAACAACTCTTCACGGTGGCATAATCAACTGATCTACCTTGACAAAGAGCTTGCCAACCTAAAATAGCACGTCTTACACGTTCACTTATGGATGGTTCTTTCTTACCATCTTTGTTTGTTTTTAAATAATACAAACCTTTTTTCTTCATATCTTCTTCTATTTTTGTTAACCGGTGTCCGTGTCTCGCGAGCACAAGCCAATTACCTTGTCTTAAATTGTCTAATTGCTCACTAGGAAATACCTTTACTTCACCTAAATCATCTCTTGATGTCCACTCTTTCTCAACCCTGCCTTTAACTCTTCGTATTAATTTATCAGCCCTAGCGTGAATAAGCTTTGATAAACGATATGACTTATTTAAAATAGTTCTATCACCCTCCATGTTCATTAAAAACTCTGGTCTTGCACCAGCCCATAAAAAAATAGCTTGATCATCATCACCGGCAACATAAACTCTCTTTGCATTAGCTGTAATTCTTTCTACCATTTTCCATTGTAACCAACTCAAGTCTTGTGCCTCATCTATTATTACCACGTCGAAGTTAGGCATTCTATCGTAATGCATTCTATTAAAATCTACAATCATGTCGGTCATGTCGTATTTGTTTCTTGCGTTTTTATATTTAATTAAAGCTTCATCAATATATTTTAATTTAATTAAACCACCATCTAAATGCCCTATCTCTGGGTAACCAAAATAAGATTCTGCTGTTAAACCTCTTATTTTTGCACCATCTATTACTTGAATAAAGACATCAGACGGAAAACCAACACCATATTGCTTTACTTTATTGTTAGGATTACTTAATTTTATCTGTATTTTATTAGAAATATAATTATAATCCTCGTCGTTCATTATATTTTCTTCTTTCAAATTCAACTGTCTGTAGGCTAAACTGTGTAGTGTTCTAAAATTAGTAAACTCTTTTTTACTATAATTCATTTGTGATATAGCGCGAGACAGCGCTTCATCTGCCGCTTGGTTTGTAAACGCAAGGTAAGCTATTTTTTGTGGAGGCACTTGATACTTTTTTAATTCTGTTTCTACTATGCGCAG